TGCTTGCTCTCTAGGTTTCTCTCATAGAGAAATTGGTGAAGTAATTGGAGTTGCTAAAGCGTATGATACCCGTAGTGGCGAAGATCCACGATTCCCTAACTCATTATTGGAATGCCCAGAGAGAGGAATAATTGGGGCTACTGGTAAGGAATATGGCACAACGACTGGCCGTAAGAGAAAGGTTGACTTCTTAGATTTAGATGCCTTAGTGAAGGCTATTAATCTAAGTGGAACAACTAAATTAATTATTAATAAGGGCGATGTCTTAGAACAATGTGGTATTTTTAAGATTAAACACAATAGAGAAATTGTTTCATTCAACTCATATGCAAACATGAAACAATATATTATTGGTTATCTTGTAAATACTTGTTGGATGGATGAATCTCTTATTAGTTTTTCTAACGATCCTGAATCAATTCCAAAGGAGTTTGTATGAAAGTAGAAGAAGATGTTAAGCTAGATTTCTGTGATGTTCTTATTAGACCAAAGCGTTCTACATTAAACAGTAGAAGTGAAGTATCTATGTCAAGAACATTTAAATTTAGTTTGCCTAATGGACTTATGCAATGGACTGGAGTTCCTATTGTTGCTAGCAATATGGATACTATTGGTAATTGGGAAGTTGCTTCAGAACTTGCTAGCTTTGATGCACTAACTGCCCTACATAAATACTATAGTATAGATGAGTGGAAGCAAGCAAATGTTTTAGCTGGTAATCTATCTAATAATATAGTCTATACTATGGGTATGGGTAAGGATAACTTTGCTGAGATTGATAAGGCACAACAAATTATTAATCTTTATCCTAGTATTAGATTTATCTGTATTGATGTTGCTAATGGATATACAGAAAAGTTTGTTAAGTATGTATCAACAGTAAGGGGATTATTTCCTAATCAAGCAATTATTGCTGGTAATGTTGTATCCCGTGAAATGACTGAGGCTTTACTATTAGCTGGTGCTAATATCATTAAGATTGGTATTGGTCCCGGTTCAGTATGTACAACTAGAAAGGTTGCTGGTGTTGGCTACCCACAACTGTCATGTATCATGGAATGTGCTGATGCCGCACACGGACTTAATGGCTATGTTCTATCGGACGGTGGTTGCACTTGTCCGGGAGATGTTGCCAAGGCATTTGGAGCGGGTGCAGATTTTGTTATGATTGGTGGTATGTTTGCTGGTACTAATGAATCAACTGGTGAAGATGTTTATTATAAGCAGAGATTAGTTGGCAAACGATTTTATGGAATGTCATCAGATACGGCAATGGAAAAATACTCTGGAGGTGTGGCTACCTACAGAGCAGCAGAAGGTAAGACCGTCGATGTTCCTTATACTGGTCCAATATCAGAAGTAATGAAATCAATTCTTGGTGGTGTAAGATCAGCATGTACATATGTTGGTGCTGATAAACTAAAAGATCTACCAAAAAGAACTACATTCGTTAGAGTTAATAGACAGTTGAATACATTCTTTAAGTGAGGAATACTATGAGATTAGTACTTGATGTTGAGGCAAACGGACTAAATGAAGTTTCTATTGATGGTAAAAAGATTGTTAAAGAAGCAAACACAATTCATTGTGCAGTTGTATATAATCTAGACACAGGTACTACTCATAAGTTTACTCCAGAAAATATCGTGACCCTACGAAGTCTTTTAAATAAAGCAACATTAATAATCGGTCACAATATTTTCTTTGATGTTGCTGTTGTCAAGAAAATTCTAGGTAGTTTTAAATGTTCCAAGTATTATGATACTTTAATTATATCAAAGTTAATGTATCCTGATAGAGATAACCACCCGCTTGGTGGTAATTCTCTAGAGTGTTGGGGTAAGTTTTTAAATAATAATAAGTTAGATTATCAAAGAGGGTGGGAAAACTACTCAGAAGAAATGCTTACCTATTGTGAGCAAGATGTTATGCTTACAGTAAACATTTATAATTACCAACTTAACAATTGCAAAGTACCAGAACAAGTTATTAAGTTTGAACACCTTGTTTCAAAAATATTATCTGAACAAACATGTAACGGGTTTGGTTACAATGCAGTTGATGGTGATAAATTAATAGGTGAGTTGTTAATAGAAAAAGCTCAGATTGAAGATGAGATGCGTACTATCTTTCCAGATAAAATTGAAGAAAGGTGGTCTATCAAAACAGGTAAGCGTCTTAAGGATAAAATTGAAATCTTTAATCCCGGTAGTCGCCAACAAATTGCTAGTAGATTATTTGATAAGTATGGATGGGAAGCACCTTTAACAGATAAAGGTAATCCTAAAGTAGATGAATCTGTTCTTGCTAAGTTAAACTACCCTGAAGCAAAGAAACTAGTACAGTACTTTGATTGTATTAAATTAATGGGTCAGTTAGAAGACTGGAATACAAGAGCATCCCTGTCTAGGGATGGCAACATTCACGGCCTTGTAAACGCACAGGGAGCCGCTACAGGGCGTTGTACACACAACCAACCTAACATGGCTCAGGTCAGTAAAGACAAGCGTGCAAGGGCTTTGTTTGTTCCTCTTGAAAAAGATCATGTATTACTTGGCTCTGACTTACAGGGTTTAGAGTTAAGAATGCTATCACACTTTATGGCTAAATATGATAATGGTAAGTATGGAGATAAGATTCTTAACGATGATATCCATACATATAATCAGAAAGCAGCAGGACTTCCTAGTAGAGACGCTGCTAAAACTTTTATCTATGCTTATTGCTATGGTGCTGGTGATGAAAAACTTGGTAAGATTATTGGTGGTAATAGAAACGCTGGTAGTCAGATTAGATCTAAGTTTCAAAAAGAAATTCCAGCACTTGATAAAGTACAACAAGAAGTAAAGTTTTCTGTAGCAAAAACTAAAGGTGTTAAATTACCTGATGGTCGTACTGTCCCGGTAAGATCAGAACACGCCGCTCTTAATACACTACTACAAGGTAGTGGTGCTATTGTTAGTAAGTTGTGGATGTGTATTGCTTATGTAGATCTTAAGAAAAAGTTTGGTGATAGGATTAAACAAGTAGCATATGTTCACGACGAGTTACAATATTCATGTCATAAAGATATTGCTAATGAAGTTGGTTCTATTGTAATAGCAGCAGCAACTAAAGCAGGCCAAAAGTTGGACCTTAAGATACAGATTGATGCAAATTATTCTATTGGTAAAAACTGGAGCGAGACTCATTAATGAATGTAGAAGTATATCTTGCTTTTTACGAAGCATCTAAAAGTTTAGGATGGTGGCGTACTGTATTGGTTTGGTTAGTACAACTTGGTAATATAAAAATAAGTCATGTTGGTTTAGTATTTAAATTTCCTTGGGGTGATAGTTTATGCCCATATGTTGGAGATGGAAGACCTACTATAATAGTCAAGGAAGAAAAACTAAAACTACTTGGTACTATTTTAGTTGAAAAACATTACATTGGTTCAGTTAAAATAACAATAGATGAGTTAATTAGTTTAACAAAAAGTTATGGTATTGTCTATTGGTATAAAATACTTTTTTGGTTATGGGTTGGAAGGTTTATAGGTATAGATAAAAAAATAGCTTTTAGTTGTGCTTACTTTTGTGGTGATTATTTAAATAAAACATTTAAATATAATTTTAAAAACATTGTAGTACCATTTACTTTTTATAAGGAAATTAAAAATGATTATAGTTCTTATTGGCGGTAAGGCTAGAGTAGGTAAAACAACTCTTGCTAATATTATTGCGGAGTATTGTGTGAATAATAACCTAACTCCAAGAATGGTTCCATTTGCTTATGGTATTAAGAAAGCAGCAGAGTTAAAGGGATTAACTAAAACTGCTAACCCAAAAGAATACAGAGATTTCTGTCAGACACTTGGTGAGTCTATGCGAATTAAAAACCCAGATCATTGGGTAGATGAGTGGAGGTTAAAGATTGCTGAGATTGAAAAAGAAGAACAAGTAGAAATGCAAAACAATAATTCATACAAAGAAAGGATAGTTATTGTAGATGACTGTCGTTATATGAATGAAGTAGCTATTGGTAGAAAACTAGGTGCTAATTGTATCTTTGTAAAGCAAGGTAAAAGAATTATTGAAGATGATTCTGCTAGTTGGCGTGAGCATCCTAGCGAAGAACTTGCTAATAGAATTGAAGCTAAAGATAAAAACTATTCCGATATCTTTAAATACATTATCCCAAATGATAGTACACAAGATGTATTTAAGAAACACGCTAATAAGAATATTCCTACTTGGCTTGGTCTACTAGCTGACGGCGGTAGACCTGAGTGTGACTGTGAAATTTGTAAAGCAAATAGAGAAAATAGAGATCCAGATGCACAAAAAGTTATGGAAGAACTATTAGATATTCTAGAAAAAACACTTGAAGAAGAAGGTGGAAATAATGAAAGCTGTTCTTGATGGCGACATTATGGCTTATCGTATTGCTTTTAGAGCTGATGCTGAAGGTATTGAAGATATAGATCTTTGGGTACAAGATGCACTAGATAACTGGACACCTCCCAAAGTGTCGGATATAGTAGTCGCTTTCTCTTGTCCCCGTTCTAAAAACTTTAGAAGAAGAATATGGGAATCTTATAAGGCTCATAGGGATACTGGCAAACATGCTCCTGATTGTTTAAGAGAAGTTGAACAGTCACTTAAAAATCATTGCTCTAAGTTTATTGTTGGTAATCAAATAGAAGCAGATGACTTTTTAGGTATGGCTGCATCAACACCCGGAAGATCCTGTATAGCGGTTACGATAGATAAGGATCTTCGTAGTGTACCCGGATGGCATTGGAACCCTGATAAAGAACTAGAACCAGTACTTGTTTCAGAAGAAGAAGCAAATAGGAACTTCCATATCCAATGGCTTACTGGAGATACGACCGATAACATTCCGGGTATTTGGAAGATGGGACCAGCAAAAGCAAATAAAGTTTTAGATAGTGTTTCTAAAGACAACTGGACTCAGGCTGTATTGGCTACTTATGAACAGTCTGTTGATAGAAATAAAGAAAAATATACCTACGATTATTGCATTACTATGGCTAGGTGTGTAAGAATTCTTAGATACGGTGAGACTTCTGCTAAAAGAATTACCACAAAAACAATAGATAAAGAAATTAAACTGTGGGTTCCTAATTGTTGGAGCTAATAGATATTTTCAGAAAGGTTTATATGACTAAATTACAAATTGTATGGATGTATATCCTAAGATATACTTGGTATCTACCAATAAATATTAAGAACAAGTTAAAAAAAACACCAGAAAAAAAAGAAACCGTAAAATATAATTGTACTTATTTACCCGAAAGAAAAACAGACGGTTCTGTGGGTTATGATTTAAAGGTTGATATTAAAACCAACTTTGAAACTTGGATGGCATTTGAAACTAAACAAATACCTACTGGTTTAAAAATTGAAATACCAAAAGGTAAGTGTGGTTTAGTTTTTTTAAGGTCTAGTTTAGCTTTAAACAGTCCGTTTATGTTAGCTAATGGTGTTGGTGTAATTGATTCAGATTATAGAGGAGAGATTAAGTTATTAATTAAAAACACTTCATCAAGAAGATGTACCCTTAATAAGAATGATAGAATTGCACAGTTAGTTATTATTGATTGCTTTACACCAGAGTTAGTTAAAGCAAAGTTTTTAACAGAAACAGTTAGAAACGAAGGTGGTTTTGGTTCTACAGGATGGAAATAATTATGAATACATTTCAAAACTTTATTGCACTAAGTCGTTATAGTCGTTGGATTGAATCAGAGAATCGTAGAGAAACTTGGAAAGAAACAGTAGATCGTTGGTGGAATTACTTTACAACTAAAGCCCCCCAATTAGAATCAAGACCAGATATTAAAGATGCTATTCTAAATCTCCAAGTTCTTCCAAGTATGCGCGGTCTTATGACTGCTGGTCCTGCCTTGGATAGAGATCATACTGCTCTTTATAATTGTTCTTATCTTGATATTGATTCAGTAAGATCATTCAGTAATCTTATGTATATTCTTATGTGTGGTACTGGAGTAGGCTATTCCGTAGAGCATCGTTGTACAGATAAACTACCAGTAGTTCCTAATAAAATTGTAAAGAATTTTAATAAGATTGTTGAAGTACAGGATTCAAGAGAAGGTTGGTGTAATTCATTATTTGATTTACTATGCAATCTCTATGAAGGTATTCACCCTAAGTGGGACACTAGTAAAGTAAGACCTTCCGGTGCTAAACTAAAAACATTTGGTGGTCGTGCTAGTGGTCCCGGTCCTTTAGAAGAAGTATTTAGATTTGTTACACAAACATTCTATGCTGCTCAAGGCCGTAAACTAACTGCACTAGAATGCCATGATGTTTGCTGTAAGATTGCACAATCTGTTATTGTTGGTGGTGTCCGTAGATCAGCCATGATTTCTCTGTCTGATCTATCAGATCGTGAAATGGCTAAGTGCAAGAGTGGATCTTGGTGGGCATCTAGTGGACATAGAGCACTCGCTAATAACTCTGCAATCTATCAGAGCCGTCCTCCCCTTGGGCAGTTCCTAGAGGAATGGACTGAATTGTATAACTCACATTCAGGAGAAAGAGGAATATGCAATCGTCACGCGATGAAAACAATAGCGGAAAAGTCTGGAAGAAGAAGCGACATAGAGTATGGTACAAACCCATGTTCAGAAATAATTCTCAGACCGAATCAATTCTGCAATCTCAGTACGATTGTTATAAGACAAGAAGATACAATTTTAACAATCAAAAAGAAAATTGAAATGGCTACTATTATTGGTACTATCCAAAGTATGTTTACATATTTCCCTTATCTATCTAAAGAATGGGAAGATAATTGTAAAGAAGAAAGACTACTTGGAGTATCAATGACTGGTATCTTTGATAACTCTTTAATGAATGGTTCAAAGGGAATGGGTAAACTTGCTCATGCTCTTGAATCATTTAGAGAACATTCCGTAAAAGTTAATCTTGAATGGTCAGAAAAACTTGGTATTAATCCAAGTAAGTCAATTACTTGTATTAAGCCAGAAGGTACTACTAGTTGCCTTGCTGATTCATCTAGTGGTCTACATCCTAGATATTCTCAGTTTTATTATAGACGAGTCCGTATTGACAAGAAAGATCCTATGTATCAGTTTATGAAAGATGCTGGAGTTCCTTGTGAAGATTGTGTAATGAATCCAGATTCAACTGGTATCTTTACCTTTGCTCAAAAGGCTCCTGAAGATTCTATTACTCAGAAGAATCTTGGAGCTTTAGATCATCTTGAACTATGGCATACTTATCAACAAGCATACTGTCACCACAAGCCATCAATTACAGTCTCTTATGGAGATGATGAATTCTTAGCTGTAGGTCAATGGGTATATGAAAACTTTAATGAAATCTCTGGTATCTCTTTCTTACCTAAGTCAGATCATGTTTATGCTCAGGCTCCGTTTGAAGAGATTGATGCTAGAACTTATAACTTATATCCAAAAGTAAATGTTGATTGGTCTTTATTACAAGAGTATGAAAAGACTGATTCAACAAAGGCGTCTCATGCTATGGCTTGTACTGCTGGTGCTTGTGAAATTATAGATTTATCTTGAGGTTAAAATGTTTAACATAGAACAAATTAAAAACAAAATTAAATTAGGATTACCTTTAATTCCTACTGAAGTTACTTTATTATATACTTATTTAACATCACAATTAGAAGAACATAAAAAGCAAATAACAGAATTGGAAAAGAAATACGATGAACTTACCACGAATAGACGAGGATCTAGTTCTTTATTTAGAAAAGATGTATAAACCTTTGCCTTATACTACTACTCTTAGTAATGAAGATTTTACAAGAGAATCTGCATTTGCTGCTGGTCAAGTAGATGTTGTGACAAAGCTTAGAATACTTTATGAAAAACAACAAAGGAAGTAATCATGTCTTTAAATCAAAATATATTTAATTCTTTTTTACAAGATGTAACAAAAAAGACAACCGCACTTTCTTTTAAAGCAGCTCAGTATAAGAAACAAACTGGTAAGCAAAGAAAAATTACACGACAAGAAGAACAGGAATTAATTAGAGCTAAAAAAAGATTGCAAAGAGAACCAACAAAACAAGAATTAGGTTCTTTATCTAAAGAGTTATTAAAAATAGAAAGACTAAATTTAGGTACTATTAATGCTGTAGCTAGTCAAGAACAAGAAACAAATAAAGCTAGAGTTTTAGCAGCTTTAACGAAGGCTTCTTATAAACCTGCTATGTATGGAAGAACTACAAAATATATTAAAGGATATCGTAGAAGCGGAAGACCAATTTACGGGTATCGTAGAAGTGTTTTTAGTATGGGTCAATACTTAACCGGTAACAGTAGAAGTCCATTAGAATCATACTTTATAGCTCATAGTAAATTGCGTAGTAATAAAACATTTTTAAATTTTGGAGAATATAAAAACCCTTGGGTTTCTGAAGGTGGTCCTCAAAGTCAATGGAATCAAGAAATAAGAGAGAAAAGAAATAGAGAATATTTATTAGAAAAAGATAAAGCTATTTCTATATTAAGCGATAGTAAACGTTTAAAAAGTTTTGGTATGGATAAAAAATATACAACAGAGCAAACCGATTATCTTAAACAAATTTTAAGCAATCCTATTATGGAAAAATATTTATACTCTGATGCGTATAAAGACGGTAAAAAATATCTTTCTGTTGGTAAATTACACCAAGCTATTAGTATGCTATTAGATCCAAATGCACCAGATGAAATTAAACAAACTGGTTTACAAGTAAAAGGATATGGTTTTAAGGTTAATAGTAATTCTATGTTTGGTCAAGTTACACAAGTTAATAGAGCAAAGATAGCTCAAGAACAATATATGCAACAGATGTTTAAAGATACTCCTCAGTTTAAAAACATAACTCAATTAGCTAAAAACGAAAAGGGTTTATTAGATACCTTTTTAAGTAAATCTAAAACAAAAAATTTATCTGGTATTGATTTAAACGAGTATAATCAATTTATTGCAGAAGCTACAAAACAATTTAATTTATATAGATCGTCTATTAAAACTTATACTGACACAATGAAAAATGTTAAAACAGGCAATAGATCTAGTGCATGGAATTATATGTATGGTACATATACTGTGCCTAATGTTTTAGGAGAGTTTGGTTATGGTGTTAGTGGTAAAGTCAAAGCAGGAACCTTTAAAACAGAATATAAAGGTTTTATTGATCGCGCTAAAAACCATGCAGCATTATTAGAAAAAGCATATACTAGTGCTTATAAAGCTTTAAATAAATCTTTAACACAACAGTTAGTTAATAATGAAACCTTAGCTAAACAAAAAACAAATGTTGTTACTGGTATTAATAAACTTCTTAATCCAACAGAAACTAAAAAAGCAACAACTAATCAACTAGCACAATCAGATTTTATTCAACAAAGAAGAAATAGATTGTCAACATATCAAACAAATTCACAGGTCAATAAACGACCTATATAAGGAGATACAACTATGGGTTCAAGAGGTGGTGGCAAAGGTCCAAAAATTGTTGGTGGTATGTCTTCTCAAGAATATCAACAAATGTTAGATAAACAAAATACAATGGCTAAAGAAGCCGAAACTGAAAGACAACGAAACCTTTTAATCTATGAAGAACAAAGAAAGAAGAGCGAAAGAGATCAACTTCTTTTAGCAAAAGCTCAAGAAGAACAAAAAATGGCAGAGCAAAGAAACGCAGAACAAGAAGTTTCAAGCGAACTAAAAGCTCAAAATACAGATTTTGATCAAATGGATGAAGAAGAAAAACAAAGATTATCAGATATGTTTTCATCTTTATATAGCGGTCAGCAAACACAAAAACCATCTTAAGGTATAAACTATGGCAGAACAAAAATTATCAGAAAGATTTAGATTACTTGATAGTAGAAGACAGTACCGAATCGACCTTGCTCGTAAGTGTGCTAGTCTTACAGTTCCTTCTGTTTTGCCACCTAGAGATTGGGATGAAAACAATACTTTACCTCAACCATTTTCTTCTATAGCTAGTCGTGGAGTAACTGCTATGGCAAGCAGAATGCTTTCTGCATTGATGCCATTAAACGATTCTCCTTTCTTTAAGTTTAGTTTAAAGAACGGTGCTGAACCAACCCCAGAAATTAAAGCCTATCTTGAAACACTTAGTTATCAAGTATATAATAAAATTATTAACTATAACTTAAGAGAAACTGTGTTCCAAGCATTACAACATTTAATTATTGTTGGAGATGTTTTGTTAACTATGGAAGATAATTTTAATTTTAATAACCTTAGAATTGATCAGTATGTAATTCAAAGAAGTGTTTCTGGTCAGGTTTTTGAAATCATTCACATAGAACATTATCCGGTTGATCCAGATGATTTAGAAAATGCGTATACTACTAGTAATAATATTGTTACTAAAAATGGATATAAAACAATTTATTGTCAATATTTATTGTCTGAAGATAATAAAACTTGGACTTCTAGAAAAGAAGATGAAGAAGGGGATGTAGTACAAGAAGGTGAATATTCAATACTTCCAGTAATACCATTAAGGTGGTATGGAATTATTGGAGAAAATTATGGTCGTTCTCATTGTGAAGATATTATAGGTGATTTACTATCGCTAGAAAACTATACACAATCACACATGGAAGGTATGGCTGCTGCTTCTACATTCTGGATTGGAGTAGATCCTAGTGGTTTAACTGAAATAGATGATATTGCTTCAGCAAGTAATGGTACATTTATTCCAGCAAGAACTAATGATGTCTTTACATTAAGTCCAGCATCTACATTAAGTCCACAAATTTCATCTACGGCTAATGCAGTTCAAGAAATGAGAAGAGAAGTAGCTGAAGCTTTCTTAATGACAAGCGGTGCTATTCCTAGTGGAGATAGAGTTACAGCAACAGCAGTAAGAATGATTGGATCGGAATTAGAAACAGTTCTTGGCGGTGCTTTCTCTGCTATTGCTAGAGATCTTATGGAACCAATTGTAAAACGAGCCGTCTTTATTATGTTAAATAACGGTGATATGGATGAGCGTATGTACGAACAGTTCTTTGAAAAAGATGGTACACTTAGTGTTGAAATTGTAACTGGTCTTCAAGCTTTATCTAGAGATTCTGATTTACAAAAACTAATGCAAATGGGTGAGATGGTTAGAAACCTACCGCCACAAGCATTACAAACTTTTAGATGGGATTCTTATTCCAGAGCTTTAATTTCATGTCTTGGTTTTGATCCTAGAATGTGGGTTAAGTCTGAAGATGAGATTAAGCAAGAACAACAACAAGCACAATTAGAAATGGCTCAAATGCAAGCATCACAACAAGCTGCTCAAGCTATTACTAATGGTGCTGTTAATACAGCAACTAATGCTGCAACAGCTGCCGCAGATCAAGATATACAACAAACAGGTGGGCAGGGTATTGTAGAGGTTGCTCAACAACTAGGAGTTAATCCAGAAGAAGTAGCCTCTCAATTAGGAGTACAACAATGAGAAAGCCTTTAGATAAGAAATCAATGCCTTGTAATAAACCACGCAAGTCACCTAATCCAAATAAAAAGCGTGTAGTAAAAGCATGTGCAAATGGAAAAGAAAAGATTATTCATTTTGGTGCATCTGGTTACGGTCATAACTATTCTCCCGGTGCAAGAAAATCTTTTAAAGCAAGACATAATTGTTCTAGTGCAACAAATAAACTATCAGCTAGATATTGGGCTTGTAAGAATTTATGGGCTGGTTCTGGTGGTTCTAAAGCTAGTTGCCCTAAAGGTAGAAAGTGTAAAAAATGAAAAAGAAAAAGAAAAAGAAACCATTGGATGCCTGTGCTAAGGCTGCTAAGGCTTCTTACAAAGTGTGGCCTAGTGCTTATGCTAGTGGCGCTGCTGTTCAATGTCGTAAAGGTAAAGGGTTTCTAGCAAAGCGAGTTCGCCGTGGCAAGTAAGTTTTCTTTAGAAAAGAAAAAAGGATTACATGGTTGGTTTAGTCGTAATAAAGGTAAAGGTTGGGTAGACTGCAAGACTGGTAAGCCTTGTGGTAGATCTGGTTCTAAAGACAAGCGTAAGGGATATCCTGCTTGCCGTCCTACTAAATCAATGTGTAATAAAAAAGGTACATCAAGAAAAACATCATCAAAAAGGGTGTCTTGGAAATGAAGACTAAATTTAAATGTGCATGTGGAACAACAACAAGAGTGACTGGGAAACAAGCAGAACCAAAGAAGAGTATGATAGCTTCCTCAAAGATGAAGAAGTCATCAAAGCGTTAAATAAAATAAAAATGAAGTATAGTAAAGTGTTAAAAGAATTAAAGGATGGTAATATAAATGAGTAATTATTTAAATGCTTTAGTTCAATCAGAAAAATTTTATATACTTCCAGTATGTAATTTGCCGATTAACCCAACTAGTCCAGTTAAAGATACAGATATTAGTGATGAACTTTGGACAGATTGGAATCCTAGTGGCTATAGTGTAAGCACAACTGGTGTTGGTAACTCCGGTCAATATAACGATAACATGAATACTATTCTTATTCCAGACTATATTAAAAATATGGATATAGATTATATTTCTTTTAGTTCTAATCCAACA